TTAATAATATTAAAAAATTCAGTAATACATCTTTGTTCTCCATTTTCACCAAAAGCGTCAACGGAACGCTGTAATCCACGATTATTTTTAACGCCAATCATGATTATTTTATCTATTTCAGGGTTCAATCCTGTTGTTTCGATGTCAAATACGAGTCTATTTACATCTTCGTATTCGTCAATACCCTTAAATAATCTTTTTCTCTTCTGTACGAGATATTGTTCAGCAGGATTTAATATTTGAAAATAACTTCTATATTTCTCACCCCATGGATCTATACCGCCTTGTTTAAAAAAACTAAGAAGCTCGGAATATCCTTTCATACATTTTACTAAATAACGAAGTCCATTATTAAGTCTAGGATCGTCATAGGTATTGAGTGGTTCAATTGTGATGCCATATTCTGTCATTTTCTTTTTCTGAAGAGCTTTTGAATTCTGGTAAAAATTAAATCCAGTCAAATCACCCACCCATAAAAAAGGCACAATTGTGTCTTGTTTTACAATTTTACCCTTTTCTGGATCCTGAATAATTTTATAAATTGTGTTGTTTTTGTAATCGTATTCTATACCAACGATATACTGTTCGGGATCTTCCCCGTTAAGAAAGTCTTCGATAACTTTCTGTGAAATTTCTTCTTTCATGTTTATACTATTTAGTTTGACATATTAGCTTATGGAGTTTCCATAATTTGTCTTATGTCAATAAATATAAACAATATTTTTGAAATAAAAAAATATAAAAGTATTTTTAAATAACTTGAATAGGATATACCATTGCCCTGTATTTGAGACTTTCATTTAAGAATTTAGCCTCATTTGCTTTTCTTTCAAGTAGTTTATCGGGAAGAAGCCTCTCTAATCTTATCTTTAATTCTTCAATCATCTTCGTTTTTTCATCTCTCGCTTCAGTAAGTAAACTTTGATAATCTAACTTAACCGAACTCTCTGGAACTTGTAATTCTCCTGAAAATTTACCCCAAATTCTGGCTAATCCCTCTTTAGAGTAAGCAACAAGAAATTTTCTCACCCAGTTTTGTGCCGGTTTATTTAACATGCTCCATGTGAGCGCTTCTACTTCGACATCAGATGGTAGTTTAATAATATCTTTATTTTTACGAAGGCAGTCATCTCTATCTGTTGTATCATAATACCAATACCAAACTGTCCAGTTATTATTTTTAACAGATCCGAAGTCAAATCTACCGCCAGGAACATTATATAAATGAACGATTTTTGTTCCGTTTTCTCCTGCTGTAATTCTGTAAGTTAATTCACCGCCGATTAATCTATTTTTAAGATTTCTATCTTGCATTCTTAATAAAAGATCAAAAGCAGGCAACATAAAGTATGACCCCGACATCCCAACTTGAGCAAATCCACCAACGCCACCAAATCCAACACCACCAAGTCCGCCGAAACCACCCAAGAATGGGTCAATAATTGAATCGGTTAATTCTGCTCGTGTAAACCATAGTAATTCATTTATTTCTCGGCCAGCAGGAATTACATATGCTTGTTGTCCTGCAACTAATTGAAATGAATCTTTTTTCATTACATTATCTCCGCCAGCTTGTAATCCAACAATTTTTGAATATGCATATGTATATTGTGTTTGATAGTCTAAACTCCTCGTTGTAAATGCTCGTGTTAAAGATTGATTATCAACATCAAGGCCAGCCAATGCAGACCATTGAGACTCGATTAACCAATCATTTACATATTGTTCATATTCAGAAATTGATAATTCCAGAAATGTGTCTAATTGTTCTTCTGTTAATTCAATTCCACGAACAGGTACTCCTAATAGATGTAAAACCTGAGTGTATAACTTTTCTCTATCATCTCCATTTATTACTGTTGTTGCCATATTTACTTTAATATATCATATAAATACTTTATATTTGGAATAACTATGGGAAATGTAAACGACGAATTAACAGATCTTTTATTAGAATTAAATCGATATTGTTTTGAAAGACATGTTGAACTTGAACTTGAGATAAAAGAAGATACGGTAAAAAACAGTATTAAAAAAGTAAGAAGAGATGGCGAGACTATTATTCATGTTGTCCTTGGCGACGTTGAGGATAATAATTTTTTAAATAGCGTCACCAGATTCATGATGAAACTTAAATCAGTGCCTTCATAAGCTCTTTTGCAAAAGATTCCGAATACTCTCCATCTCCCATTACCTGGTCGATGACATTCTTTTTGCTTTGTAAAATATTATAAACGATTTGTTCAATAGTATTTTCAAATATTGGATAATATACAACAACATTTTTTTTCTGTCCTTCTCTAAATGCCCTGTCTTCAGCTTGATCGTGATTTCCAGGCACGAATGATAGGTCATTCATAATAACGACCTCGGCAGCAGTTAAATTATGACCAAATCCGCCAGCAATTATATTTAAAATGAATACTTTTATCTTTGGATCATTTTGAAATTTCTCCTTAGCTAATTCTTTTTGATCTTTATTCATCCTTCCATCTAAAACTACAGAAATTTTTTTATATTTTTCATGTAACATATCCAACGTCATTGTAAAATTAGTAAAGACCAATACTTTTTTATCCTGCTCAATCGCTTTATCAATTAATTCACAAGTATATGGTATTTTTTCATATGCAATAACCTGTCTGACCTTCATTAATCTACTAATTTGAATACTGAGGCTTTCTAGTTTTTTCTGTTCTTTGGTTATTTTTATGAATTCCTCAAGTTCTTCATCATAGAATGTACTTTTTAAATTTAAATATATTTCGGAGATTATTTTATCTGGTAATCCGGGCACTTCGGTTTTTAATCTTCGTAATACTAAATTTTTAGTCATTTCTCGTAATTCATCTAGATTACTATGCCCACTAGTATTCCATATGGTTCTACCATTAACTTTAAATCTGAATCCTTTACAATATCTCTTTACATAATGTTGCCAATTTGACGCAACAGGGGAATTAACAACTTTTAATAAGTTATAATAATTTATTGGTCTTGAAGTCATTGGAGTTCCTGTTAACAGCCATACTTTAGGAATCGTTTTAAGTAAATCAATCATCAATTGAGATCGATTAGCAGATGCATTAGAAATATAATGTGCCTCATCAACGATGGCAAGATCAAATTTCTCATTAATTAATAATTTAAGGTCATCACTTACTTCTTCTTTCATATTCTTCTGATCCTTCTCAGTTATATGAAAATTTTTAAGAATATCGTAGTTTATAATATAATATTTAAAGCTTGATCCCCATTTTCGACCCTCAACTATTAAAATTTTTTCATCTGAATAATTTCGTATTTCTTTTTGCCAATTAAGTTTAAGAGATGCAGGACAAACAATAAGAACTTTCTTCGCATTACATTCTAACGATGATATAATAGCCGATGTTGTATTATGAGTAACTATTCCGTGATCTGCAACATATAATTTATCAGGTGAATCCACCGATATACATATCGATTCCCCTTTTCTTTCAAATTCAATATTTTTTATATATCTTCCAACGGGATATTTTTGTGGAATATTGTATCTTTCAGCTTTTCGTTTTAATTTGAACGGACACATTCCATTACTCAATTTAATATTCACCATATATGCAATTCTACATTCTACTCTAATCCCGTTTTTTTTATAAAAAGATCTTCTTGAACTTTTTCTTGCAATTCCCCCTAATGAATGTACAATTTCGACAACATCATCACATAATTGTTCTGATACTGTTGTATATGTTGATGATTTAAAAATATTATTTTTAGAAAATGCACAAGTTCCATCAGTATCCATCAATCCTTGTAATATAGATAATCTGTTATGAATTGAAGAATATTTATATATGTCAGGAATAAATTTATTATATGATTTTGTACCTTCAAGATTTAATTTACATAATAAATTTCCAACGTTAATATACCCAAATCTAACATTTGGTCTTTTTATAATAGTTTTACTTTCAATTAAATTAAAACAACTAAAAAGTTCATCATAATCATCTTTATGACACGTAAATATAATACTTTTTTTTCTAAAATGTCCATCTCCAAGACTTAACCCTAAAAAATACGGATCTATTGGTAGAATAATATTATTATCAAACTCTATTGGACTTACAATTGGTATTTGCCATTTTGAATCTCCGTTTTTTACTTTATAATATGTTGAATAAATATATGGTTTTTTTTCATTCCATCCCCATCCTTTTTGTTGTAGTTTTAAATTTTTATCTAACATTTGTTCAACACTTAATACAATTTCTCTATCTACCCTTTCATTCTTAGTGTTTTTCCCAAAATTAGACGAATATACTTTAAATAAATGATTTTTATCTGTTAATATTGAATATCCATCATTAAATGTTATTTTATAAAGATCCATATTACCCTGGGGAAATACACCGTTAACTTTACATTTTTTACCATTTAATCCAATTACTTCATCGTCTATTTTTAAATCTTTGATTTTGATTTTTCCTTTGGATGAATATATTAATGTGTTGATTTCCAATCCTTTACCTAATCCCATATCATCTGCTAAAATGAATTTGTTATTCGCTATAAGTTTTTCAATAGCAACTTTCTGATACTCTTTTGGTGGCCGATGACTATATTTTGAATAATCTATAACACGATTTAATTTTTTCTCAGGTGGTATAATTGATCCTTTGGGTAACCATATAGGGTGGTTTTGTTCAGTATCAAAAAATTTACCCCAAATATGATATGCTTTATCTGTTTCACATAATAATTTCTCGCACCATATTTTTTCAACGGGTTTTGTAAGTAATTTATCTTCTTTTAACTTTTGTCCGAAGGATGGCGTTATATTAATATATTTTCTGGCAATTTTCGGAGTTATTTGATTGTATTTTAATACATAATCGGCTTGTGGGCGTGTCAATTTGAAACTTTTGTTATTTAAAAATCTGGTTCTCCATTCTATCAACTGATTGTTAGCTCCTTCGTATGTTAATAGAATGTTTCTCGCCTCTATTTCGGGAATCTTTGTTTCCATATATAAATTATAAGTTAATATACATAATTAGAATGAATAATTAAAGTATTTATAGGTATGGCAGAAAATAAACTCCCAATAACTAGACTGAGCAAGTTTTTTTCAGAAGATGATTTTGATTTACATATTCAGATGGGTCAAGAATATCTTCATGGAGATTTAAATATGACACTTGTTTTATATCGAGTTGACAGAACAAAAACTGATAATGATGATGTTTATGGAGAAGTTGGAAAAGATAATATTAAGTTTTTCCCACCTGTTGAATTTAATGGTCTGGTGAGAATTGTTGAAGCTGAAAATAAATCATATAAAACAGGACTTTTGAGATATCTCGAGCCTGGTAATATGACGGTATCTGTTTATATAAAACAATTAGAAGATTTGAATATTGATATAAGATTTGGTGATTATATTGGATATCCTGATAGTGAAAGCAGAATAAGATATTATACTGTTTCAAACGATGGTAAAGTTACTGCAGATAATAAACATCATCACTTTGGATATAAACCATCATATAGAACAATAATATGTGTACCAACACAAGAAAACGAATTTAGAGGAGTTTAAATGTCATATCCTAGAAAAAATAACATAACAGTCTATAGTGAAAAAGAAACACTTGAAAGAAGGCAAGAATTATTAGATAGAATAACCAAATCTGACACCTACATGCCCGATTCTATATTACACGATGATTTAGATATGGGAATGTTAGAGTTCGTTAAAACGAATCTAAAGGTCATTTCTGACGATGTTCAAATTCCAATTATACCAAAAATTTTAACTGTACAAAGATGGGGCGAAATATCAAATAACTGGACATTTGCAGATGAAGATGGAAATATGAAAATTCCATTTATTGGAGTAATAAGAAGGCCAGATGTACAGCCAGGAACGAATCCGGTAATTCAACGAACCATTCCAGATAGAAGAACTTTTCATTATGCTACTGTTCCAACATGGGATGGTACACAAATGGGAGCTGATATTTATAAAATGCCACAACCTGTGGCAATTGATATTGGATTTGAGGTAACAATAGTTTGCCAAAAATTCAGAGATTTAAATAAATTTAATAAAATAGTTCTACAAAAATTTTCATCCAGACAAGCGTATACATCTGTAAAAGGTCACTATATTCCAATTGTTTTGGATAGAATTAGTGATAGTTCACCAATCGAAGCATTAGAAAATCGTAGATTTTATGTTCAAACTTATGAATTTACAATGTTAGGATTTTTAATTGATACAGAAGAATTTGAAGTTAAACCAGCCGTAAACCGATTATTTTTATTACATGAGTTTATGGGCACAAAAAACTATGAGAAAAAATTTATTAACACTTCTATTGATATTAAAACCGTTACATTTACTGCTAATGGATCACAAACAGTATTTAGTGTCGGCGAACGTATTGGCCAATTATTTTTAGTATCACTTAATGGATTGGTGTTAAGACCCGATATCGATTATTATTGGATCGGACAAACGTCAAGAATTACTTTAGTTACTCCTACGCATGCAGGAGATAAAATAATAATATCTTATTATGCGGGTAAAAGTAATGTTTTTCAGGACTCTTTTGGAAATCTTTTATTTTACGAAATTAAAAATTTTACCTATGATGGAGTTAATTTAACATTTGATGTTATAGATAGAATAGTTGACGTGATTTTTATAACTGCTAATGGACTTGTTCAAGAGGAAGGAGTTGGATATACATTTTCAAATAATATTGTAACAATATATGACCCAATTTCTCAATTATATCCAGGAAACTCAATTACTGTTGGTTATTTAAGATAATTTATGTTTCTCCGTATATGTCTTTCTTCTTTGGCTTACTAAATTCATCAATCCATTTCTCAACAACTCGATATATTTTTAATCCGTTTTTTTCACAATAGGATTTAAGTATTTCGTGGTGTTTTTCACTGATCTTAATATTTTTACTCTTGGATTTCATACCAAAAGATAAATAATAAGAAAAATAGATAAAATACTATCTTTTAAATTTTTTATTCATAAATCTTTGGTCAAAACAAAGATATTTATGATTAATAACAACAATAAAAAAATAATTAACATAATAATCAATAATCAATGGCAAATTCAAACAGAGTATTCGTTTCTCCTGGTGTATACACATCAGAGTTAGATTTAACTTACGTAGCACAAAGCGTCGGCGTAACTACATTAGGACTAGTTGGTGAAACCTTAAAAGGCCCAGCTTTTGAACCTATATTAATAACAAATTTTGATGATTTCAAAACATATTTTGGTCCAACATCAGCACTAAAAGATGGTAATGGTAATCCTAAATATGAACTTCCTTATGTGTCTAAATCCTATTTACAAGAATCAAATCAATTATTTGTAACAAGAGTACTTGGATTAACGGGATATAAACCATCAACGACATTCGGTATTACAACATTAGCAGGTATTACTTATGACTCAACAAGTACTATTACAGGAGGCACCATTTCTACTTTGAGTCAAATTGGCCTTGATCCAACAGATTTAACAAATCCTCTTTGTACATTTTATGGCAATTTATCAGGAAAAACTGCAACAACTGGCGAAAGCGTAATTGATTGGATAGAAAATTGGGGATTAACTGTTTCTGAAGGTGATTGGTTTACAATAGGATTAGTTCCTACCGATTCTGTTGAATATGGTACTATAACCGGTAATGAAATTACGGGTCCGATTGGTGATGTTACTGGACCTACTTGGTCAAATGTTTTTTACCATGAAACAAATGGAATTGTAGATGGACTATATTCCTATCTTTTTATATATAGTAATGGAACACTTGCTATATATCAATACGATTATAATACGGCGACCACTAATAGTTATGACGGTTTAGTGGTCGCGGCGTTGAGACCAAGAGGATATTATACATCGGCTTCAACATTAGTATTATCAGCAACCGGACTTACAATATCATCTAGTACACTTGAATCTGATCCGATGAGTGACTTTACTGTTACTATTACCACAAATACTACCGGAGGAACAAAGACATTTACATGTTCATTAGATAATACATCAACTCATTTTATATCAAAAGTATTGGGAACTGATGTTTATGATAAAAATCATATCGATTATCCATTGTATGTTTATGAATCATATTCAAATTTGATTAATGCTCTTGCTGATCGTGGATTAATAAGAGGATTAAGTACAACAGTAATAACTCATTCAGTTGGAGACGATTTTATGACTACATGGGATACTCCAGCATCCCCAATGGTTGTTTCTGAGGTGCGCGGTGGAAAAGTAGCCGATTTGTTTCAGATTCTTACGATTCCAGACGGGGATTCCGCAAATTATCAAATTAAAATTACTATTTTAAATGTAAATCTTGAAACGGGTGAATTTGATATATTAGTTCGTGACTTTAACGATACAGATGATAATCAACTTGTTCTTGAAAAATATTCAAGATGTACAATGAATCCTGAATTACCTGGATATGTGGCTTTAAAAATCGGGACATCTGATACCAAATATTCATTGAATTCAAAATACATTATGTTATTAATGAATGATGATCATCCAACAGACGCAGTTCCTGCAGGATTTAAAGGATTTACTGCCGATTCACTCGAAGGTACAATAATTGGTAATGTTATGTATAAAACCGAATATTATACCGCTGGAGATATTGTTACATATACTAACGGAGTGCCGGATGATATGGATACTGATAAAATTAAAAAAGTTTCCTTGGGACTTTCAGATCAAATGGGATATGATAGCGATTTATTCAAATACAAAGGTAAAAACGCCACATCAATATCAACTGGATTTCATTTATCAGTAAACGCGGCAACAATAACCGGGCTAACAATTAGCGGATTTGAATATGATTGTACTCCTTATGATTTTGAAGGACAAACAGGGGATAGTGTTTCTAATCCATTAACAGTTCTTGCAAATCGTAAATTTACTTTTGCGGTTTGTGGAGGATTTGACGGATGGGATATTTACAGAAATGTAAGAACATTCGATGACAGATTTATCTATGGTAAAACAACTTATGTTAATAACTGGGATACTAATGGCGGAGTATTTAATCATCATGTTGGAAATTCCGATTATTATTCATATGTACAAGGTATTGCAACATTTGCAAATCCTGAAGCTGTTGATATTAATGTCTTTGCAACTCCCGGTATTAATTTTTATGACCATTCTTCTTTGACTGAACAGGCAATTGATATGGTTGAAACCGAAAGAGCAGATTCACTTTATATTATTGCTTCTCCGAATACCGATTCTACAAGCGACATTGTCAATATGATGGACACATCTGGATTAGACTCTAACTATTCAGCCGTATACTGGCCATGGATACAAATTAGAGATAATGATAATTCAGCACAACTATTTATTCCTGCAACAGGGGAAGTTTGTAGAAATATTGCATTAACCGACAATGTGTCTTATCCTTGGTTCGCAGTCGCAGGATATTCAAGAGGAATTGTAAATGCTGTCAAAGCGGTTAAAAAATTAACCCTTGATGAAAGAGATTCTCTTTATAAAAACAGAATTAATCCAATTGCAACATTCTCTGATACTGGCCCGATTATTTGGGGTAACAAAACACTTCAGGTTAAAGAATCAGCATTGGATAGAATTAATGTTAGAAGATTACTCTTGAGAGCAAGAAAACTTATTTCGGCCGTTGCTGTTAGATTACTTTTCGAACAGAATGACGATCAGGTAAGAAATGAATTTACAAGATTAGTTAACCCAATACTCGAAGCAATCAAAAAAGAAAGAGGATTATACGATTTCCGTTTGGTAGTTTCAAATGATCCTGAAGATATCGACCAGAACACACTTAGAGGTAAGATTTACATTAAACCAACAAGATCATTGGAATTTATCGACATTGAATTCATTATCACACCAACAGGTGCTTCATTTGAGAACGTTTAATCTCAGAATATTTAAAAAGAAAAAAGGTAGGAAACTACCTTTTTTTATTTGATGAAAATTCACCCAGTATTATACTAGTATATTTTCTAGTATTGCTTTTTTTATTTTTTT